GGGCGGCCGCGTCAGCCCGGCGCGCGGCGTCGGCTTCGCGCTGGCGGCGGATCCGCTCGTCGAGAATCTGGTTCTTGATCCGATCGCGATTGCGGTTGATGTTCGCGTCGGAGAAGTCGAAGTTCTCGCGCAAGTTGCGGGCAAACGTCTCAAAACCGAGCTTGTCCGCGACCCATGCGGCGGCCTTGAACAGCTTCTCGATGGCGAACGCGAACGTGCGGGCGATCCACGCCGTGAAGTCCCAGAACATGAGCTTCAGCCCGGCTACGACATCGTGCCAGCCGTCGACGAAGATGCCCTTGAAGGCGTTCCACTTCTCGGTCCACCACAGCACCGCCTTGGCCCACTCCAGTCTAATGGCGGCCAGCGCGATCTTGGCCGCCAACTCCAAGTCGCCGGCCTGAATCGCATCAACGATCCCGCCCCAGGCGGTCTTGGCCGTCTCCGCGAAGCTCTGGAACCCCGCGCTCAACTCATCGACCATCTTCTGCCCGGCTTCGGTCTGCGTGACGAACAGGTAGCCGAGGCCGACCAGGGCCGCGACCACCAGGCCGATCGGCGACAGGAGCGCCCCGAGGACGGAGCCGACGACCCCGATGACCGTGCCGAGCGCCGAGAAGATGGTGATCAACCCACTGATGGCGAAGCCCACCAGACTGACGGTTACACCGAGCGCGACGAGCGCAGCGCCGACCCCGAGTACGATGGCCGTGATCTTGGCGATGGACACGACCAGCCCGCGATTGCGGTCGATCCATGCAGCAACATTCCGCGAGGTCGTGATGATCCAGTTGGCCAAGTCCATGAGCGACGGCACGAGCGCCGCACCGACCGCGAAAACCCCGCGTTTGAGAACGGCCCAGAGGATGTCGAGCGCGTCGCCGAACTCCTCGGCTGCCCGCGCGTCCTCCGTGGAGATGGTCAGACCGAGTGCGCGGGCCTTCTCCTGCAACTCCTCGATGCCCTTGGCACCGCCCGCCACGAGGGGTAAGAGTCGGGTGCCCGATTTGCCGAACAGGTCCATCGCCAGTGCCGCGCGCAGGGCCGGGTTCTCGATCCGGCTCAGCTTCTCGGCCAAGAGCTTGAACTGTTCCTCCGGGCCGAGGGCCTTGAGGTCCGCTATCGTCAGTCCGAGCCGGGCGAGCGTGTCGGCGGCTGTCTTTGAGCCGCCCGCGGCATCGACGAGGACTTGTTGCATCCGCCGGATGGCCGTCTCGAACGTCTCGAGGTCGGACCCCGACTGGCTGACCGCGAAGGCGAGTTCCGAGAGTGATTCGACGGCAATCCCCGTGCGTGCACTCATCTTGGCGATCTGGTCGCCGGTGTCGGCGAAGGACTTGACAGCCAAGACGAGGGGTGTAGCGAGCGCCGTACCAAGACCGAGGAACTGCGTGCCGAGGCTCGTGATCCCCGCACCGAAGGCCTTCAGCTTGGCGGATGCGGCGGCGAGTCCGCGCGTCAGCCGGTTGTCCTTGATGAACAACTCGACGTAGGCCGCGCCCGCACGAATGCCGCCCGCCGACACCGCCATTGCTTACCCTCCCTTCGGTCTGTCCACGAACACTTGCTTCAGGACCGCGATGCCGACCTTCGCCGCAACCGGTTCCTTACGCCGTAGGTGCGGGTTGAAGTCAGCCGGTTGGAACGGGCGGGTCTTCTTCGGGTCGCGGTGCGCGTTGGCGAGGAGCGCGAGCACGGCGGACGTGTGCGCCCACCGCTGTCGGCTGTCGGCCTCGGCCATCGTCAGGAGTTCGCGGAGGGTGAAGGGGCCAGGGTCGAGGCCGAGGACGCCGGCGAGTTCCCAAACGAGGCGATCAACTTGCTCGCTGCCTTGTCCGCGTCGAACGTCTCGATGACCGTCTCGGCGTGAATCAGGAGCTTGTCCCGCACCTTCCGCCCGGCCGAGAGCACCTTCGTCAGGCTGGCCCGCGTCCGGGCGTCGGGGAAAAAATCGATCAACTCCTCGACGAACGCATCGGCAGCGAGCGTGATCGCGTCGCCCGCCAGCGCCCGGCCGAAGTCCTCGTCCGAGACGCTCCTCGCGTCCGCCTCGTCCTTGCACAGGCAGTAGAGCACGTCGGCCAGTTGGACCGGATCGCCCACGAGCGCGCCGAGTGGTTTGAAGCCATCGTCGATGAGCTTGTAGAGGTCGACGCCGACCAACCCGCGGACGCGCTTGATCGCGGCCACGTTGATCGTCACGGTCCAGACCCGCCCGGCGTTGTCGCGGAAGCTGTGCATCCGACAAACCCTCCAGTATGAATGGCGCAACCCGGCACGCGGGCCAAATCCCTACCTGTTTGAATGGCGCTCTGGTCACTTCCGCAGGACGGGGATGTCGATCGGCTGCCAGTCGGCATCGGTCTTCTTGGCGATGCAGACGGGAATCGCGAGCGGTTCCCAAGTGTCCGTGTCGGTTTTCGCCACCGGCCGCAGCCGCGCTGCCCGCTCGGCGCTGCCGCCGAACATCAGCACCTTTCGGCCGCGCTCGGTGGTGCAACAGACCACCGCGATCAGTTCGTTCGTGTCGGCTCGGAAGATGCCGCCGCCCGAATCACCGGAGGAGACGCTCAACTCCATCGGCAACTGCCCGTCAGGCGTCTCCGCACCGGTAGTCTTCCCGTTCTCCCGATTGCCCGGCTTGTCGATGCCGTAGCCCATGTGCCAGACTTCCGTTCCCACGGGCGGGTTCTTCGCCGCGAGGTTGGCGAACGGCAGGTCGTCCACCGCCGCGTCGGTCACGAGCCAAGTGAGGTCCGCGTCCGTGTTCCGCGCCGCAACGGTGACCGCGAGCGTGCGACCGTCTTTCAGCGTGAACGTGCCTCGACTGCCGACCCCACCAGTGCAGTGCGCGGCAGTGAGGATGTCCCACTTCCCGTCGCTCCGCTTGGGACCGATCACGGTCGCGGTGCAACCCGCGTTACCGAACCGCAGCTTGCCGATGGCTTGCTCGGCGTTGGCCTTCCCCGGCGGCTTCGGTTCGGGTGCGGGTGGCACCTGCCCGCAGCCTTCGATAGTGACCGTGACCTGGCTCTCCTCGACGACCAGCCCGTCGTCGGTCTGTCGGATGACCAGCAACTCGATCTCGTAGGTGCCGGGATGTGCCGCGAACTCCAACACGCCGCGCGGCGTGGTTGCCCGCTGCACGTCCTTCGCCGGGTGAACGCGCCAGAGGATCGCGGCCTTCGGATCGACACCCTCGGCGCGCAATCGCACCAGCGAGTGTGGCTTGTACTTCGTCTCCCCCGTGATGCGAACGGGCTGGTTTGTGTCCGCCGCGCCAACCGACGCGGCCACGAACAACAGAATCCCAATGCAGGCAGTACGCATGATGCTCCTTGGGTTCAAAGGTCAGGAGATGGAGGTCAGAAGACAGAGGTCGGTGAATGCACTGCTGTCCTCTGCCCTCTGATCACGGTGGTGGCGGCGGCGGAACCGTCATCCACTCCGGCGGGTTCTCCGAGTACGTCGGCTTCACGGTCACGCTGACCGTGATCGCCTCTTCCAGCGGCTCGTTGCGGCTGAAATTGGTGACGGCGCAGGCGGCGCGCAACCCCTGCGAACCAGCCGTTTCGATGTCGCCGTCCATGACCGCGAACTCGATGGAGGTGTGGTTGAGGAACGCATCGCGGAGGGCCGTGAAATCGTCGTCCTCGGTGTCCCACACCATCATGAACTCGATGGAGCCGTCCTTGAGCGTCGCCACGGTTGCTCGCCAACCGGCGTTGCCGCGTGTCGTCACGTCGGCCTCGCCCGCTTCGAGGTTGAGCGTCACGTCCTTGACGTTCTCGATCTCGTTCCACGCCGGCGCGGGGTGCGTGCCGGTGTTGCGGTAGAGCTTGGCGTCAAGTCCGAGCCTCACGCTCATCGGTGTCTCCTCAGCGAACCGAGTTCTTCCACAAGGCCGACAGTTGCGGCTTCTCGGCCTCGAATGCCGGACCCATGAACGGGCGCGAGCGATAACGCGCTCGCTTCCGACCCTTCCGCGTTTCCAGAACCGTGTCGCCACCGTGTTCCAACAGGCGCGGCGCTGCCGAGCCTTCGCGGATCAACGTCGGCCCGATCACGACCGATTGCCGATCCGCGTCGTAGGCGAAGAGGATGAACTTCCGCAGGAGGCCAACGTGCGAATATGGCGGCTGCCCCGGCGGACTCGTCCCCTTCCGCTTCTTGATCGAGGTCTTGGCCCGCTGCCGCACGAACGCCCCGAACCGCGACAGCACTTTTCGCGTGGCCTTGTCCACCTTCTGTTGCACCGCTGCCCGGTCGAAGAAGCCCTGCTTCGCGGCCTGGAAGCTCAGCCCGATCATGCGTCACCGCCACACGCGGAAGGTCAGGGTCAGCAGGCTCGTGAACTGGCGGAACTCGTCCAGGTGTTCCGGCGCGTACACCGGGACATTTTCGACTTCGGTGCAACGGGCCTGCGGGTAACCCGCCAGCGGGTGCGACCGGAAGTGGTCGGCGATTTCCTCCACCAGTGCCATGAGCGCATCGAGGTTCCCCGACGTCGGGTCGAGCTTCTGCTGCACCGCCACGTCGATCTGGTAATCGAAGCTGTCGCGGTTGCGGTCGAGTCCCTTGCTCACCACCGACCGCGGCACCACGCTGACGCGCAGTTCGGTCATCTCCGACAGCTCGAACCGCGGGAGGTAGTGCCGCTCCGCCGTCAGCGTTTGACTGAATGTGGTCGCGTTCAACTGGGCGACCACGGCGTCGGCGATCTGCACAATCGTCGCGGGCATCAGGCGGGTTCCTTCGGCACGAGCGCCCGCACGATCTGGAGGATCAGGTCGTCGAGCGACGTGCCCGTTGCCCGCACGATCTCGGTAAGCACCTCGCTGTGAACGATGGCCCGGAGGATCGGAGCGGCCTCGCCGGTGTTGGCCCCGCTGCCGCGCAAACTGATCAGTTGCCGTAAGAAATCGAGCATCACTCCACCCCCACTTGTTTGGTGTGAATCCGAAGCACCTTCCTGTACACATCCGACCAGCGCCACGGCGGTTCCTTGCCGGGTGCCATCACCTCGTACACGAACGTCTTCTCGCCCTGCGTTTCTCGAATCGTGTCACCTCGCTCGGGTAACACGGTCGCAGTACCCAACACCAGGTCCGCCGCGTGGATGAGGAAATCGCGGTCGGTCCACTCCATCCGCACGCCCCCGTAGCCGTCGTCAAGCTTCAGCAGCGTCCGACCGATGGTCGCCTGCATCGTGACTTCGACCGCCCCGCGTCGGTACACAACCGGTCGCGAGGCGTGTTCCTTGAGCATGTCGGCCAGCCAGTCGGAGCCGGTGCGGAGCAGATCGGGCATGACTTCCTCACTGGCTCATGCGGATGCGAACCGTGGCGTCGGCATCCGCAGCCGCCTTCACAACCTTGCCGAGCAGTTTGTTGCCGGCGGCCGTGGCCGTGGCGACCTTCGCCACGTTGTCCCAGTACGCGAGCGCGCCAGCGGCCAACCCCGTCCCCCCTCCGGTCGCCTTGGCGAAATCGAAGACCCCCTCGACCGCCAGCGCGCCGGGGACGTTCGCGGGGATCGGTTGCTTGGCGACGCCGATCAAGTCGCCTTGCACAACCACCTCACCTGCGGCGACTGCCGCAACGGGCGTGTAGTCGATGGAGCATCCGTCTTGAACGAACACTGCCTGTGCCATCGTTGAAACTCCGTGGGATGACGCATCGTGAGGATTACGCTTCGCCCTTGGCCTTCACGCCGCCGCGCGGGTCTTGCAGAGCGACGCCGAAGTCGTGGTAGCCGCGCATCTGCACGCCCAGAACGTTGAAGTCCGCCTCGGCGGTCTCGATGGTGGGCGACTCTTGGCCGTTCAAGAACGCGACCTCGATCACCGGCAGGTCCGTTGGCTCGGCCAACAGATACCACGCCTTCGCGGAGAAGCCGGGATACTTCGCGTTGCCGAGATACCGGCTCACTTCGACCCGGAACTTCCCTTGGTGCGGGTTGGTGATCGGGTACTTCGCGGTCGATGTGTTGTCGCGCAGTTCCATCGACTTGAAGAGCTGCGAGCCGATGGCCGATAGCGCGGTCGGCACGAGCAGGATCGCCGGCATGATGCCGATTGGTTTGCCGTCGCCATCGACCTGATCGAGGAACGCGACCTCGCCGGCGGTGAGCCCGTCGATACCGAGGGCCGTCCCCGCGCCGGAGATGTAGTTGTTGTTGCCGGCGACGAAGAACGCCGCGTTGTTCAGGAAGATGGTCCAGAACACGTCGTTGATCTTCAGGCCCGACCCGCGACCGAGTTTCTGCGGCACGGTCGTGATCGCGCCCAAGTCATCGTTGATGATGTCGCGGCGATCAATCGAAAGCATGAGGCCGTAGGTGTCGGCCTTATTCGAGTACGTCTCGTTGCCGAGCGTGCCGTGCTTGAGTTCACCGCCAGCGGGAACTTGCTCGTACTGGTCCTTGCCGACCAGCCGGTAGCTCGTCACCGTCTTGAAGTCGCTAACGTTGCGGACAGCACAGACGTTCCGCCACGTCCGCTCGACGGAGAAGAAGCCGTCGAGCAGGAACTTGTTGGCGACATTCGACAGGATGCCCCCAATGTCCACCGTCGAGAACCCGGCCTCGACCCCCCGACCGAAGGCGTAGCGCAGCACCGCCCGCGAGTCTCGGAAGTTGCGGCCGGTGTAGCCGTTTGCCCAGGCCGCTTCGAGCAACAGTTCCTGCAAGCCGATGCCACCCCGGAACCGCTGAGAGGCCAGTTCGAGGGTCTGGGCATCGACCAACCGCTCGACATTGTCGAGCTTCGCGGTCAAGAGGCACGCGGCTTCCAGCATTCGCGCGTTGACGGGCGCGTGGCTGCCGCCGTGTGGGATCGGTGAAGCCGGTCGCGTGCGCCGCAGCACTTCGAGTTCCGTGCGGGTCTGGTCCCAGTTGTCGCGGATCGCGTCCGCTTCGATCTCGGGGCACCGCCCGGCGCAGATGCGGCGGATGGCGGCGATCCGGTTGGTCTCCGCAACGGCCCGTGCTCGCACCTCCTCGGCGGTCAGTTCGCTGTCGGTATCGTTCGGCACGGGTGGATCTCCGGTGTTCTGGTTGGCGGCAACGCTGGCCGAGGTTCGCCCGTCGGCCCCGAGATCAACGAAGCTGATCTCCCCGAGCGTGGCTTTGCGGACGACGTTCAGCGGGCCGCTCAAGGTCTGGCCGTTGACCAACACTTGCTGGTTCTCCTTGACGAACTCGAACTCCTCGACCGACGCCCCAACCGATGCTTGCCACGGGAAGCCGTTCTTCGCCGAGGTCACCACCTCGCGGGCGGCGGGCGTGTCGCGGGAGACGATCCCAGTCGCGACGAGCTGGCCGTCCTCGACGCGCACCGCGTCGGTGTGGCCGACGCCGGCAAGCGGGTCGTGCCCGAACCGGATCGGCCGCGATTGCGACGGGATGGCGATCCCCGCGAGGTCGAGGACGACCGGGTGCCGCCAGCCGGCGACTCGCATCGGCGCGCCGGTGTAGGCCACCATCCGGAACCGGGGCAGCGGCGGGGCATCGCCCGATCCGCCCGCTTCCAGATGAATGGTCGCAGTGGCTTCGAGGTTGAGCGTTCGGGGCGAGCTTGGTTGCTCAAGCGGCCGGTGTGGCGACAGCGTCTTCGGCATCGTCGGGTTCCTCGGAAGGCGTGGTCGGTTGGGCTTGAGCCGGAGTCAGCCCGAGCTCGGTCACGAGCGCGACTTCCTTGGCGCGCTGCCGCAGCTGGGCCTCCCAGTCGAGGCCCCGGCGTGCGTACTCGTCTGCGAGCGTGGTGGTCAGGTTCGCCAGACGGGTGGCCTGGGCGCTGGCTTCCTTGGCGGGATCGACGTGCTCGTGGCCGTCCCAGAACCACTGGTGCGGCCAGTCGGCGAACGGACCGAGGTCGGTCGGGAGCAGGCCGGGGATCAGCGTGGCCTCGTCGAACCACGCCGCGAGGATGCGGTCGAGGACGACGGCCTCGAGATGCGTCTGCTCGACGCGGATTGCCTTGAAGTACGTCTGGTGGTCGAGCCGACCGGAGGCGTAGTTGTAGCCCGACGAATTCCCCGCCGCGACGTTGAACGGCATGTTCAAGCAGCGAGCGATTTCATTCAGAATCTCGTGTTTGAACTCCCGGTACGTGGTGGCCGGTTGTTCCGCTTGCAACTGGCTCATCTTCCAGCCGCCGGGCATGGTCACGAGCGCCCGCTTCTCCAACTCGATCGGCTCGAACGGCTCTGCGGCGTCCGCCTCGCCGCTGGCCGGCGCATCCGTATAGAGGATGCCCGCGAAGTCAGCCGCGGTCTCGGCAGCCGCAATCACGGCCAGCGTGAACCGGCGCAGTTGGGCGAAGAGCGGCAGAGCGGGAGTGATGTCCGGGATGCCGCGGGCTTGCCCCGGGCGGTCGGCCCGGAACCAGTGGATCACCGACGATGCTGACAGCCGGTCGTATTCGAGGAACAGTCGCGACGCGCTGTCGCCGGGATGGTCCTTGAGAACGTGGTACTCGACCGGATTGCCCGCCGCGTCGAAGACGATTCCGTCCACACCGTTTGCACTCACAGCGCTCAGGTCCGGGGTGCAAACGCGGTCGGCCTCGACGAGCTTGAGGTCGAGTTGCACCGGCGTGGGCAGCCGCGGGTTGTTGGTCAGGACGGCGAAGCCTTCGCCCGATTCAGCCCGCGCCATCCGCAGCGTGCGGAGCTTCTCCGGCAGGGCGGTGGCCTTGGCCCACGCCGCGAACTCGCGCTCGATCCGCGTGTTGGCCTCACCGTCCTCGGTGAGCAACTGCAACCGCGGGCCGGTGCCCACTACGTCGTTGGCGAGCGTCAACACGATCCCGCGGGCGTAGCTGTTGTTGGCGACCTCGTAGCGGGCGCGGTTCCGCAGCACCCGCCGCACCTCGGCGCTGTTGGCCGCGTTTGCGGACAGCCCGTCGGCGTTCGCCCAGTGCCGGCGGTTGTCGTCGGTCGTCACCGCCGCGTCGTAGCGACCGCGAACGACGCGAACGATCCGCCCGCGACCGGGACGCGAAGGCTTGGCGCTCCAGAGGTTGGCGAGCCAGCGGAACACTCAGTCGGCCCCCGGCGGAACGAGTTTGTTGAAGCGCAATCCGCGTTGCGGCTGCTTGGCGGCTTCCTTGGACGCGAGGTAGCGGTCGGCCTCAATCTGGTCCGGGAGGGAGTGTTGCTCGACCGAGCCGGCGTCGCCCGATGCCTTCGCCGGTCCCTTCGCGTTCTGCTCGATGGTTTCGTCGAGATCGTCGGGCATTGGCGTAAGTCCACGAAAAAGGCCACTTCGGAACCGAATGCTGATTCCAGTGCATGGGCCTCGCTCGTTACCTACGCCGTCTGTTTTTGAGTTGTCCGCAAGCCGAGGATTTCCGCGAAATGACTGCTACATATGGCGATCCGAAGATGTCGAAGTGAAAACGGACTCAAACGTGACCACCTTCCGGTGGCAATCCAAGCATTCCTTACGTCGACGAATCCGACCATCTGGAAGCGGTTCTGTGTGGGTTGTCTTGAACCGGCGACAACCACAGCATGGGCAGCGGATGCCGCGTTCGGATCGCTTCGATTGGGTCTCCCTCATCGTCGTTTACTCCGTTGAAGTTCCGCGAAACTCACCCGCTCGCGTTTCGGCGCGGGCTTCACATCAGTGCCGGGCAAAGAACAGCCCTGCATTGACGCGGCGACGGCGCAGCCGACCACGCCGTCGAGCCAGTGGTTGTCGCTGCGCTCGGGACGAATCTTCCACTCGTCCACCGTGCGGCCACGCCCCTCGGTCTTCACGCGGTACTCGGCGGTCAGGTGGTCGGCGAAGAGCCGGTGCGTCTCGGCGTGGTCGCCAAAGAGTGACAGACAGCCGCGGTCGCCCAAAAGCACTGCGAGCCGGGCCTGCACGAATGACTTCCAGAAGTTGGTGTCGAAGAGAACATGCCGGACGGCGCGCTTCCCTTGCACGTTCGGGATGCGCCAGTGGTGGCCGACGCGGTCACCGGGCCGTCGCTTGTACTCGCTGAACGGCTGGCTCGATGCCCCGACGAACCGACCGTGCGACGGCATCAGCACCGAAGCGTGCGCCGACTCGCGGCAGAACTGGTAAACGACATCCGTGCAGGTTCCCCAGTTGGCATCGATCAAGCAGCGCTCGATCCGCAGAACCGCGCCGTCGTCGCGCGGCCAGTCGCGACCGAGGATCGCGGCGGTCAACTTCTCAAGACCCTGATAGATTGCGCCTTCGATTCCTGCCGCGCCAGTGGCAATCGCCAGCGTCGGGTTCGCCTCGCGGAGCGTGAAGTACGCGCGGCGCTGGTCCGGCCACGCACCGTAATCAAGAACGTAGCCGGTGAAGTCGTCCTCCCACCCGCACACGACCCAGAACAGCAAACTTCCCTGCACGTCGATAAATGCCGTGATGCGACCGCACGCCAGCGGCACCTCCCCGCGACCGCGTCGGTTAAACTTCCCCGCGATCTGGTCAGCGGTCAGTTCGTCGTCGCCGGCGACTTCTTCGAGCAGCGGTTCATTCTGGTACTCCGCGAAGAACGCAGCCTCATCTTGGAGCCGCAGGTTCATCGCGTGCTGAATGCCGGAGAGTTCGTCGTGGTTGAACCGCGCCGGCCACGCCACGCGCGAACCCGCGTCCATCGCTTCTTGGTTGACGCGGTAGAACTCGGTCGCCTCAACGCCCTCACGCCCTTCACGCAGACTTGCCGCGCGGAGTTCAGCGTACTTTTTCCACAACGCTTCATCGGTCGGGAACGAGTAGACCATCTTGGTCCGTTCTCCGTTCCACTCCGGATGTTTGTCGCGCGAGAGGATGTTGTCGGCCATGTCGCCGGGGCGGATGACCGTGCAGGGCATGATGCCGCTGATCTTCCGACCTGGACCGGCCAACCCCAACACCGCCCCGGCGAGGATGCTCTCGCGAGTGACGCACTGCGACAGCGACCGCGCCGATTCATCCGTCTGTGGGTCGTCGAGTACGACGAGCGACGGTCGCACAGTCTTGCCGTCGGCGCGCTTGTACTTCATGCCCCGAATCCGCCCGGTGATGCCCGCAACCTTGATGATCGCGCCGGACGCCTTGCTCTCCTCAATCGTTGGCAACACGACTTCCCGCGCCGTCCAGCCGATGTGCGTTCGCTCGCCCTTGTAAAGCTGCCCGTTGCAGCGGTTAGCGATCCCGTCGAGACACTGGATCGGGTAAACGACCTCGGGGAAGTCTTCGAGCAACAAATCGTTGCCATCGAGTTCCATCTTGATGGCGTCGAGCATGTCCATCGCGTGCCCTTCGTCACTCCCGATCAGGCACACGAACTCGCGGTGCCCGTACAGCACCGCCCAGATACAGGCGCACTCCGAGATCGAGCTCTTTCCCGACCCACGCGGCATCGCCATCGCAAAGAGTCCGCCGCGCAACACTGCCTGCTCGATTCGCCCGATCACCTTGAGGTGGTCGTCGGACCACGGCAGTGAAAACGTCAGCGGGAAGTAACTGTCGCAGAAGAAGCGAAAG